GACGTGAGATTGGATATCGGTCTGCCGCTCCTCAATGCGGTCCACGGCGTCGCGCAGCGAGGTGCCGCCGTTGCGGTGCAGCTGGGAGTCAATGGCGTCCAGTCGCTTGTCAATGGCCCCGAGGAGCAGCTTCCGCAGCGCGACGATGCCGCCGACGATGACGACGAGGGCCGTGACGACTCCGGCAAACCAGACGAGGAAATCGTCGACCTGGGGCGTGTCCATTGCTTTCCTTTCACCATTGGCAGGGCACGTCGGGGTCGCAGCAGGAGTTCTTGAATCCGCAGGCAGGGCACAGCCAGCGATGGGCGGTGCCGTCAAAGGGATTAGCGCAGGCGAGGCACTCGATCACGGGCCGATGTAGTGGAAGTCATCGCAGAGCTGATCGAAGTCCACGATTCCTCCTCGGGCATGAAAAAACCCCCGAGGTCATCGGGGGTCGACAGCAACTCTCACGTTAGTGACAAGTCAGCCGATCAGGGCCGTGGCTTCCTCAGCCGTCAAACCCAGGGCTTCCAACTTGGCGATAGCGCTGGCCTTAGCCGCCAGACGAGCCGCCTCCTCAGCCTCCCGCTCAGCCTCAGCAGCAGCGGCAGCAGCCGCGTCAGCCTCACGCTGCGCGATCTCCTCCGCCGTCAGGGGCCGTTCGGTGACCTCTTTGGTCGAGCAGTCCACGATGACTGCGATGGGTGTTTCACTCATGGGTTGCTCCTAGGATTTGGTGATGCCGTAGAGGAAGAAAGAGGACCCGGACATGAAAGTGCTGCCTTGGGCAACAAATTTGATAGAGGTTATTGCGCTCGTGTCATCCCATAGTGCGGCAACAGCACAGATTAGAGAGTCGGTCGCATTATTTTCACCAACCGACGTTATGCTCGCTGACTTTGCGACAGTCGTTAAAGCGTAATTCGGTATGTACCATTCAATGCTAGTGAAGGTGTCGGTCGTGCTGTAGTCATTTTGCACGCCGTTCATTGGGCGACCGTAAGTGACGCCGCCGTCGGTGCCAGTCGTTCTGCTTACGCTCGCAGCACCAGAGCCAGTTCCATACAATTCGCGTGAGCTGTAGTTTGCCGTGCTTCCGTTGTAGTTGTAAAGAAAACCGGAATAGTCTCCTGTGTTGTTGGTTGTGTCAGAGGTTCTTACGGAGAGGTGCAATACGACATCATCGAAACTTCCAGGGATTGAAGTAAACTCAACAGAACTGGTGGCTGTGCCCAACGTCTGCGAAGCAATCAACTCATACGTCGTCGCCATCAGCGCACCCCCGTCTGAAACTTATCGGTTACTGACATCACGCCGCCTTGATTCCGTAGAGGCTGAACGTGCAGCCTGACTTGAAAGTCGTAGACGCCGACGGGTACAACTTGATAGCCGTGATCGCGCTAGTGGAGCGCCACAATCCCACGGTCCTATTGACTGCGCGTGAGGCTGTGGCAGACATTCCTAGGACAGTCTTGAATACGCTAGTGCTCGCATATGACATAAAGTGATAGGCATAGACAGACTCCACTCCCGTGCCAGCGTAGGAGTAGTTGTCCGTGATGATGTTGGCCTGATTTGAGTATCGGCCCGAGTCCGCTATTGATCCGTTCCCCGCCAAGAACGTGTAGGAGTAGTTGTTCCCCGTGTCTGAGTTGACTTGGAGTTGGATGTTCCCATTCCCCGATGTGGTGCCGATGTTGGTGACCAATACGAGGTCTGTGTAGGTTCCCGGTATTGAGGTGAAAGTGACATCGGCAGCCGCGCTGCCCAACGTCTGCGAGGCAATCGGCTCATACGTCGAAGCCATCACAGCCTCCTGTCAGAAATTATCGGGTTGCGGACGGCGCTCATGCTTTGATCCCATAGAGCGCGGCGGTGGAGTGTTCAACAAAGTTTCCAGTTGACGGTGTTATCTTTATGGAACTCACCGCAGCGGTGTTATTGAATAGACCGCTTGCGATTCCAACTAGGCCAGAACCGTTGTGGTCTCGTCCAATCAGCGAGCGAGCAGTAGTGTTTTTTGTAGTTGAGGCATAATCAAGAATGTCGATAACGTTGGCGGCAAATTGGTCAGCGCCGTTTGTGCTGATGGAGGTTGTAATTGCTACAAAACTAGCGCCGCTTGTAGCCGCTTCGGCAGTAGCAGATGAACCCGTGCCATAAAGCAGATGATTTGCATAACTGGTACCACCGACATTATTGAATGTCATGCCCGTAACAAAAGAAGTGTCGTCTACGCGATTTATCATTCTGATCTGCAAATGAGCAAAGGTTGCAGGGATGCTCGTAAACTCAATGGATGCAGCCCCGCCGCTGCCCACCGTCACCGTCGCAATCGACTCAAAATCACCACCCGCAGCAGCAAACGCAAACGGATTTAGCAGGAAACTCATGCCTTCGTACCAATCAGCCACACCTTCAGCCCAGCCCCAGCAGTCGTACTGCCCACCTGGTCGATGTCGATCGTGATCTCAGCATCATCAGCCAGGGCAGAATCAGATATGACAGCAGCACTCGCCGCAGTCGTCGAGGTCTTCTCGCTCGCGTCAATGCTCAACTTCGTGGAGAGCACAGTCGTGCCAGCCTCGTTGATATCCACAATGATCGTCGAACCAACAGGGGCCGTCGTGACACCAGCACGCACACCAGTCAGAGTCATCGCATGAGGCATCCTGAACGTCACCACAGCCGTACCAGTCGCCAGGTCCGTGGTCTCATCAGAACAAGCCACACCGATCGTCACCGGGGTAGCGGGGAACGTCGCCCACTTCAGGCCCAAAGTCTCGCCGCTATCGGCGACGAGGTACTGGTCATCGGTGCCCACCGCGAGGTTGTCCACCGTCGCACTAGCGGACGCAACGAGTAAGTCCGCCTTGGCAGTAACGGTTGAGTTTGGGACGTAGGCGCTTAGGTCAGGCTCGGCGTGTACATGATCCGACCTCGAGGCCGCCGAGGCCGTGCCAGCCGCAGCGGTGCCTAGAGCTTGTGGCGTGGCGTCCGAAAGCGTCGGCAAATTATCCAGCCGCGCCACAACCGTGGCCGCCGTGCCAGCCGGGTTTATCCCCAGCTCGGCCTGCACCGCCTCGACGGCAGCCTCAAGGTCATCGTGGCGTTCGCCGTGGTTGCGGCCCGTCGAGTCGTTGTCGCCAAGATTAGTCGGCGACAGGGCGCTGAAGTTGTCGAGCGCGCCAGGGTAGGAGCTGGTGCCGGCCACGGTTTACTCCTTGGGGGTCGCGGTGTGGGAGATGTCGCGATCACAGCCCACACAATGAACATTGGGCGCCTGCCCGGAGATGGTGAGGATGTCGACTGCTTTCCCGTAGTTGACGCAACTCTCGAGGTCGCAGGCTGCGGTGTGTGATTGAGAAATAGTGCTCATCCCGTTGCGCTCCCTGCTGTCATCTGAATGGCATGCACTTCCAGGCTGTAACTGGTGACGGTTCCGCCGACGCCGCCACCGGGTGCGGTGTTCGTGATGACGAAGTTCGCGACGGCAGTCGAGGCGTTTGCAAGTGTCGCGACGAGGAATCCGTATTCGGTAGACACGGCATCACTCTGAACGATGCCGGTGACAACGGGGGCGGCGCTGAACCGACCAGAGGGCCATGCGACCGCCTTGATCGTGCTGCTGCCAGGGCTCAGGGAAACATCGACGTCCGTTCTGACTGCCGAGATTCCGTAGGCATTCGACACCCCGGTCCACGCCGAGCCGTCGTAGACCTCGATGGCATTGGTGTCGTCCAGATAGGTGACCATGCCCTCGGACGGCGACGCGATGGCCGACCCTCGCGCGGAGGAGTCGGCGAACTTCATCACCGCCTGGTCCATGAGGTATCCGTTGACGTCCGAGGCCGTCAGCACCTCGCCTGAGGCAAATGTTTTCTTTCCTGCGCCTGCCATGACTCTCCTTTACAGGCCGAGGGTGGATGTATCGAGGACGCCCCAGTCGTCGCTATTCAGCTCGAAGGGGAGGGTGGTGATGCGGTCGAGTGCGAAAGTGATTGTGTGCTGCTGGGGTGTGGCGTTGTGCGATACACCCTCGACGAGGGCGAACTGGGAAATCTGCTCACCGATGCCGTTGGGGGTATAGCGAACCCGCAGGATGTCGCCGATCTCCACGCCGACCAACTGCGGGACCGAGGTCGTCGTTGCGAGGTCGACGGTCACCTCGCGAATGCGTACCTGAGGCTCGGCGTTGCGGCTGAGCAGGTAGTCAGCGATAGCGGCGACCTGGTCGTCGCTGGCTGAAAGTAGCCCGCCGCGGTCAAGGACCGAAACGCCATACTCGGCCTGACTGCTGCTGTCGTCGACGGCCACCGCCGTGCCTCCGGCGCGACCCACCGTGACACGGTTGTAGAGCGTCTCGGTGCCGTATTCCACGGCGATGCCCTGATAGCCCACCGCGATGTCGTCGTCATCGAGGCCGATGTACTTCGTGGCGGCGTCCGAGTAGCCCACGGCGGGGTCGTTGTAGTCGACGGCTACGGGGCTGCCGTCGGTAAGGATGGCGTCTTGGATCGCTGCGCTGGGGGTGTTGGCGGCCTTGAACGTCAAGACGCCATCAGCGCCGATAAACAAGGAACCGACCTCGGTCTCCTCCACGAGCTGCAAATAGTTCAGCACGTTCGTGCCAGCAGCGACGCTGTCGCCCTGGAGCGACTGGGAGCCGGTTGCGATAGACCGCTGCCCAGCCGGCCAGGCAACCTCGCTGCGATCGAGCACCGCGGCGACGCGCTCGCCTGAGGTTTGCGCGCTGGCGGTGTGGGCGGCAAGTTCAGCACCTGCTAGCAGCACGAAACCATCGACGCATGACGCCGAAGCCATAGAGTCGCCGCTGATGTCGTAGTCAAGGTTCCAGTCCTCGATGAGGCCGGTAAAGACTGCCTGCCCGCTGACGGTGATCCTGATGGGGCGGCGAGGCTTGATCTGCCCGGCATAAGGCGAGCCGCTGTAGAGCGGATCGAAGGCGCGGTCCCGGTTGTCGAGGACGATGCTGGCCGAGCCGGTCTGTGACTTGTCCAGTCGGCGAGACCGACCTCGGCGCACCGAGAAGCTGCGCACCGAGTTGGTCACGTCGTACCACAACTCGCCGCCGAGGACGTAGGAGGAATCCAGCTCGCCCTGCACGGGATCGTTCAGCACGAATGTGGTTGGCCCCGGGACTGCGCCTAAGTTGAACCCGATCTCGACGGTGACGTCAGGCCCGGCCATTACGCGCTCACAAAGACTCGGCCATTAGCCCGCTCGTAGGCTTTGATGGCTTCCACGGTCTGGCGACCGATCTCGCGCGGATCGCCGACCCCAGCATTCACGGTGATGTTGACGTTCGTCGTCCTTGGGGATCGCGCCGTGCCCGAGATGCCTGGGGTGCCGAACTCGATATCGGTGCCCACGTTGGCGAACGCGGAGGAGGCGCGGCGAATGTCCTGCTCAAGTTTGTTGACCTCAAGGATGCCGCCGATGCCGCCGTTGACGAGCGCCTGGGCGATCTCGAGACCCGCCTCGGGTCCGGCGGCGACGATCTCCCGCAGGCTGTTGGAGTTCAGCCCCATGTCTTGGAGGCTGCGCAGCGAGCGAGTAAAGGCTCGGATGGTGGCGAGGCGGTCTTGCAGCTGCATCCTGATGCCCGCGCGCTCAAAGCCCTCAGGGACTCCACCGAGGTCGACGTTCATGATGCTGCCGAACTCGCGGCCTGTGCTACGCAGGTCGCGCAAATAGGACCGAATCGCCTTGATGCGCTCCCTGAGTTCGTCCTCGGCCTTGTCCAGTCCGGTCTTGGCCTCCTCGAGCGCCGCCTCGGCGGCTTCCTTGGCGGCGTCGGTGGTGGCCTTGGCGAGCTTCTTGGAGGCGTCCTTGACTTGCTGCTCGGCAGAGGCGACGCCCTCGATAAGGCCCAGAGGAATCCAGCGGCCCAGCTCCTCAAAGACCTTTGACGGGGAGGAGATGCCCAGGGCGGCCTTGAAGGGTCCGACGATCCAGCCGGGGATCATGTTGAGGAAGAACTCACCGATGCGGCGCAGCAGCGAGCCTGCGCCGTTGATGAGGCCTTGAATCATGTTCACGCCGGCGTCGTACAGCCATGAGATAGCACCGGAGAAGAATCCGATAATCGTGCCGGGAATTCCCTGCACAAAGTCAATCGCGGCCTGAAGCTTATCGACGATGCCCTGGCGAATGTTGTTGAAGAATCCGATCACCGTGCCGACAACATTGCCGATACCCTCAAGGATGCTGATGACCAGACCGATGGCGGTTTCGACGCCGCTGCGGATAGTGTCGAAAGCCGTCGTGACGACATTCCACAGAATCTCGGCGTGCTCCATGACTTTGTCCCACGCTGCCCGGATGATGGGCCAGGCGGTGTCCATGAACCAATTGACGACAGCCGAGACGACGTCGAAGATGAATCCCCAGTACGTCGTGAGGGCATCCCACAGGACGACCACGGCATCCTTGATGAAGTTGAATGCCGGCTTGATGCCGTTTTCCCACAGCGCCATCGCGATGTCGATGAGCGTTTGGAAATAGGTCTGATAGGCGGGCACGATGTAGTCGCCGATGAATCCTACGACCTTCTCGATAATGTCGTAAATGAAGTTCCAGGCAGGCTGGATGGCGTTTTCCCACAGCGCCATCGCTGCGGTGCCGATCAGTTCCCAGTACTTCTTATAGAGAGGCCAGACGGTGTCGACAACGAAGCCCACGACCTGCTCGAGGATTCCGTAGATGAAATTCCAGGCGGGCTTGATGTAGTCCTCCCACAGCCCCATCGCTAGTTCGCCGATGAACTCAAGCACGGCGTGGACGGCGTCGCGGAACCATTCGAACTTCATGTACATGAAGACGACGGCAGCGATGATCGCTGCGATTGCCAGGAGGATCGGGTTTGCCAGGAACGCTGCCCCGATGGCCTTGATCGCCCCGGCCACGATGGGCACGAGTTTGACGATGGCCCCACCGAGTGTTCCGACAATCTTCACGATGGACCCGACAGCAGAGATCATCTTTCCCGCGATCAGGATGACCGGGCCAAGGGCGGCAGCGAAAATGCCGATTTTGGCTGCGATGCTCAGCGTCTCCGGTGACAGCTGCTTGAACCAGTCTGCCAGGTCTTGGATGACCGGTAGCACGTTGTCCTTGAAGATAGTGACCAGCTCGAGGGCAACCGGCAGCAGAGCCTGACCGATCTCCGCCGTGGTGTCGGCGAGGCTGGCCTGCATCATGCGCTGCTGGTTAGCGAGGCCGTCGCTGGTACGCGCGAAGTCGCCCTGCGCGTCGGATGTTTGCGCCAGGATCTCTGCCTGCGCGGCGAGCACCTTTTGCTGGGGCGTGAGTGCGCCGGTGCCATCGTAGATGCCAAGCGTCATCGCGCGCTGCTTGAGCGTCGCGTCGTCGAGCAGCACCCCATACTTGCGAATGGGCTCGGACTCTCCACGAAGGGCGGCACCGATGGCGCCGATGGCTTCCTCGGGGCTGGTGTTATAGAAGGAGGCCAGGTCGCTCGACAGGCCAGTCAGATCGGTGGCGAAGTCGCCCAGGTCGCCGCCCGCGAGGCCGGCAGACTTGCCGAACGTGGCGAACGTCGAGGCAGCGTCAAGAGCGTTCTGCTGCGAGACGCCCATCGAGTCCGCGGTCGTCTTCGACCAGGCGACAATGTCGTCCCCGGTTTCGCCGAAGATTTGGCCCACCTTGGACTGCGATTCAGCCAGGTCGCTGCCGGCCTGGATCGCTCCATAGGCGACGACTCCGACGCCGACGAGGGGCAGCGTGACGTTCTTCGTCATCGAGCCGCCGAACTTAGCGACTGAGTCGCCGAAGTTCTGGAGGCTGCCGCCTAGGTTCTGGAGCGGATTGTTCTTGCCCTCGGTGCGTAGCGTCTGGAGGTCGCGAATGGCCTTGTCGACGTCTTTGTTGTCGTAGTCGCCATAAATGTGTACGCGAATGCCATCGGTCGCCATTTACAGGCCCACCTTTCGCATCGCGTCACGAATATAGGATTCAATTTCCTCACGCAGCTCGGGCACGACTGCGTAATAAGCCCTCGTGATGAAGCGAGGTGCCAACCTGGCTCTTCCATGCCGATCAGCGATTGCGGCGTTGAATTGATTGCCAGGATTGGCAAGGCCCGCGTGCTCAATGATTGCCGCGCCTGGGTTCATCTGTGTGACGGTGTAACCAAAGGCGGTCGTGGCAGCCCTATGGCGCTTGCGCGTTGCCTTGAGTTTGACTGACTTCCGAGCGACAGCGGCGTTGTATCCCAGGTTTGGGCCTCTTTGGCTATCAATCCAGTGGCCCCAGTTGGTGAGCCCGGTGTCTGGGTAAGAAGCTCTCGCCTCCCTCAGAAATGGAGTCGTGGCCTTGCGCATTTTTGACTTGAGCTCTTTTGAGACGTCTTTGTCAAATTTTTCTAAACGATTGATAAGAGGAGCGATTCCATCCACCTGGATATCCATTACCGTCGCTCCTTTTGCTTTCGCTCTTGAACGCGGCGCCAGCGCAGGTAACGCTGCATGGTGACGAGGGCTCGAGGGGATTGACGCTCAATCTCGTCTGGGAGGCAGCCCCATTCGTAGGCTAGATGAACTACTGCCCAATGGGTGCTGCGCTCTCCAAAGGGGGCAACGGATCACCGTCCTGGCTGCCCACCACAATGTTCCCCACGTTGGCAGTCCAGGCGTCATAATCGTCGCCAGCCTTGCCTGCTCGATGGAGGGCGTGCCATGCCAGCCACAGAATCCACTCAAGGCGTAGGCCTGCGCCGAAGTCGGTGACCGGCTTATCAAACTTGCGCTCAAAGGCTAGGAGGTCGGGGACCGAGGCGATAGCGGTCACCTCGGTCCCGTCGACCATTTCCACGCCAATCTTGAATTGCATCATTGGGGATTGCTCCAATCGCAGGAAGGATGCTTTAGGTGGTTCAGGAGGTAGCGCGGGTGACCTCACCGGAGATCGGCAGCGAGACGCTGACGGTCGCCAGGTCGCCGACCGCGGAGTCGATGGGGTTGTACTGGGAGACGAGCACATCGAACTGATACTCGGGGTTGGTGGAGCCGACCGCTGCGGTTCCGCCGGGGCGCACCTTCACAGCGACGGTGCCGCCGAGATTGGGGTACATCAGGGAGTCGATGCCGCCCGAGCCGAAGTCCTGATGGAACTCAAAGTCGACCGAGCCGGACTTGAGTCCACCGATGCGGGTGGTCCAGCCGCCGCTGCCGAAATTGGTGGTCTCGACGTCGGCTGCTTCCAGGTTGATGCTGACGGAAGCACACGATGACGAAACGGTGCTCCCAGCGAACTCGATGACCGGGTTGGTCACGACGAAAGTCGCCATTGTTTGTGCCTCCTCAGGCGTAGACGACGACTGTCAACTCGACAGCCGCATAGGTGGTTTCCCCCACGAGCACGGCAGCGTTGCCGTTAGTGCGGGTCACTCGGAGAGCCTGGGCAGCTCCTCCGAGGGTCTGATCGGACTCGAGCGCGGCCTTGACAGATTGGGCGCCGGTCGGGTCGCAGTAGGCATCCAGCTTCGACTGCGCTGAACGCTCTGAGGTTCGCCCCACGAGGACGGTGACGGTGAAATCGAAAGTGGTCAGCCCTTGGCGAAACGCGGTGTCATAGGTCACCGTTGGCGCCGATATGACGGCCACAGGCGGACTGATGTCGTCAGGGATATAGGTCGACACCCTGAGCCCTGCAATGGTCGCCAGGTTGGCTCCTAGGCCGCTGCGCAGGCTGCTGATACTCATGCCACGCCAATCGGATTCTTACGGAAAGGCGCGAGGATCGCGGCGACGTCGGCATCGACGCGAGAGACGCGAACGACGCCCATGTCGGGGCCGAGTCCGGCGACACCGAGGGCTGAGTCAAATCGCTTGAAAAGACGCAGGCTGGAAATGATGCAGGCGTGTGTGACATCAGAAGGCACGGCGGTGCCGAAGCCGAACTCCCCGGTCACTTGCACTCCAGCCTCGCCGAGGTTGGAGCGGTGCCAACCGACAGGGAACAGGTAGTCGCCGACGGCGCGCAGCTTCGTGGTCGGGAAGTCAATTCCGTTGACATTCCTATTCAGGGGCTCGGCCTGGAAGTCGCTGGCAGTCCAGGTCGTGTCGTAGACACCATCGAGGTCGTCGCTTGTCTTGACCGTGATCGCCGTACCGGCAACGTCGTCGATATGACACAGAAAGGCGTTTTGGGCCACGAAGACGCGCGTCTCGGTGCCGTTGGTGAAGAAGCGCCGCTGACAATGCTGGTCGATCATCCGACTAGCTGACTCGATAGACAACTCGAGCAAGTCGTCGTCGACCGTGTCGGTAATCCGAGCGGCAGCCTTGACCTGGCTGAGGGTCGCATAGCCGTTGGCGATCGCCACATCAGCCTCCTAGTTCGTAGTGCTTTCGCATCCAGTCGACGGTGAGGGGGAGACCCTGCGCGAGGGTCGTGCGCGGATTGTGACCCAGGATCATCCGAGCCTTGGAAATGTCTGGGCGCTTGCTGGTCACGTTATGAGCGTCAAGCGGCAGGTGCCTGACGAGACTTGGGTTGGCTCCGGTCATATCGAGCAGCATGGCGGCCATGTCGGCGACCTCGACGAACTCTGAGCCGCCAAGGTTGATGGTCTCGCCTGCCATGAAGTTGTCGGCAGCATTCGCTAGGCTGGGGATGAAGTCTCCTGCGTACAGGAACACGCGCTGGTAGCCGTCATAGACCGTGATGGGCTGCCCGGTGAGAAGTCGGTAGGCGAACAGGCACACGACTGAGCGGTAGTCGTGATATCGCTCGCCAGGCCCGTAGGCGTTGAAGAATCGCAGCGTCATGGTTTCGGTGCCGTATCGGACACCGAAGTTGGCGACCTGCTCCTCGTTGACGCGCTTACTGATGGCGTAGTCGTTGGTCAGGCGCGGCTGAGGGTTCAGCAGGAGATAGTGCTCGTCAATGTAGTCAGCCTCGGCCTCGCCGTAGACCTCGCTCGAGGACGCGAAGATGTGCCGGAAGCCGCGCTCGCGCTGAAGCTCAAGGACGTTGCGGGTGCCGATCGCATTAGTGCGCCACACGGTCTCGTAGTGCTCCTCCCCGTTGATGCGCCCAAACTCCGCCGCGAGGTGGTACATCACGTCAAAGTCGCCGACGCGGTCGAGCGCCTGGCGCAGCTGCCGGTAGTCGCCGACGTCAGCGCGCACCGTCTGAGGCAGGCCGGTGTGCTGAAGTTCGATGCCCCAAACGTCATGGCCGCGCTCACGCAGCTCGTCGACCAGGGGGCGGCCAAGGGTGCCGGCTGAGCCGGTGACAACGATCTTCACTTTTCCTCCACCATTGCCCAGAACTTGGGGGGCTGGGCTGCTAGGACGGTCGCAGGGTCGCCGGGCTCCAATCGCCCGACGAGGGAGTTGGTGACAATTTCGCAGCCAGCGAGGGTTGCCTCGATGACGACGAGGGGGCAGGCATCGCGCTCCTTGGGCAGGTGCACGAAATAGGTGGCGCGGGCCATGTGATCGAGCACGACGTCGTGGTCGGCGTTGACGAGCTCGACTAGGTCGATGCCTTGGCGCTGTGCCCAAATGCGGGCGTTGATCTTGCCCTTGGCCGGATGATCTCGGCCAGCAAAGAGCGCAAAGCCTTCGGACTTGTCCCCAGGTTGCACACAGTTGGGGGGGACAGGGGAGTGCACATAGGTGTCAGCGCGGTTAGTCCACTCGGCTTCCCAGGCCATGTGCTTGGCGCTCATGGTGATGAAGCGGCGCGCAGTCTGGAATAGGTGCTGCTTCGCTGGGGTGCGGTGCTGGTGGTGCTGAATCCACACGACTGGCTTGCGCTCAGCGAGCACCAGCATTGCTTGTTCAGTCAGCCTGTCGGTGCCGGTAATGACGATTTCGCCATAACCCTCGAGCGCTTGTTCCCAATCGGATGCGTCGATCCAGTCGAGGTTGATGTGGTCGGGCTTCGCGGCGACCATGTAGTCATTGTTCCGCTCGGCCCCGCCGGCGTACTTGCCTGGCAGTAGTGCGCTGCCGCGGTCCTCGACTCGCGGGATGTGATGCGTCAGCCAAGCGACCTTCATGGGCGCAGGATCGACTCAAAGGCCGGACGCCAGCGCTCGATGTAGAGCGTGTCGGCGTCGTAGTTCTCCACGATGTGGCGGCGCGCGTCTTCGCTGTGCCGTTCATCGCGGCGCTCGTAGGACTCCTCAAGCGCGCGCACCATGTCCTTGACGCTGGGGGTGTTGAACCAGGCCTCTTGGGCTGGGTCCCACAGCGGCTGGCCGCTGATCTTCCACCCATCGCTGATGAGTTCAGGCTGAGCGGTGAAGTCATTGACTATCGCCCTAGTTCCGCACGCCTCGGCCTCTGCCACGGTCAGGCCGAAGCCTTCCCCGAGCGTCGGGGCCAGGAGGACGTCAAGGCCGGTGTAGATGGCCGCCATCGCCTCGTTCGGGATGCCGACGCGCAGCTGGTACTGGTTGACGAACTTGACCTTGTCGCCATCGAGGCCGACTGACTTCATCAGCGGATCGAAAGGGATGCCACCCATAGCGCCCGACGAATCGGTGTGCATGTACAACATGACGTCGTCTTTGCGCTTGGCAAAGATCGACCAGGCCAGCAGCTGCTCGCCGAACGCCTTGCGTACCGGCGTCACGCCCTTGTTGGCGTTTATGATCCCCGTGATGTGGACGTCCTCATCTGGGATGCCCATGATGTCGCGGCCCGTGCGAATGTTGCCGCCAGCGTCGCCGATCTCCGGGGTCGGCTTGAAGATTGTGGTCTCGATGCCGTGCGGAATGCACAGGTGCTCAATGCCAGCAGCCTCAAGTTGAGCCGATCCGTAGTGGCTCATGGCGATGGGGGTCACGTTGGGCCGGTTGCACCACTCGGCCACCTTGGTGGGAATTGGCAGGTGGTCGATAGGCACCCAGGAGGCGATGCGCGGGATGTTCGCGAACGCGGGATTCTGATACACCCAGACGTCGTAGAGCGTCATCAGCAGCGGATCGGCGTCAGGGTGCTGGCGTTCCCAGTCTTTGTAATAGGCCGTCAGCACGTCCTGGCTGTAGGCGTCAAAGCCGCGAGGGAAGTGCTCGATGCCTTCCCAGTTGCTCATGGTGGCCTCGAGGCCATAGTTCGCGGCGACCGCAACGTGATGACCGTCGGCGATCATGCGTGACACAACCTGCTTCGTTTGCGTCCCGTATCCGGTGGGAGCCCAGGCCGCGTTCGAGGCCCAGGTGACAGCAAGAGGTTTGGACATGCGCAGGAGTTCCAATCATTCGCAGGGGGTGTCGAGGGGGCGCGCCCTGCGCTCGCGCCCCCTCGACGATCAAGCCCCAATCCGCAGCAGGCGCAGGCTGCCTATGCGGTGGGAGGTTTTACTAGGACGCAGCGCCCTTGTAGTACTTCACGGCGGCGGACTGACCGAGATCGCCCCAGATGCGCATGGTCGCGCGGAAGCCGATCTGGTCGTCGGCGAAGTAGGCGTCATCCGAGCGTGCAATCTCGATGGCGCCAACTTGCCGCACATGGTAGGAGCCATGCCAGCCGAAAGTTACGGACTTAGCTCCAGTAGCGATTCCGGGCATATCGGGGTTGTCGAAGATTGGGAAACCGAGCAGCGTGTCCGGTGTTCCCACAGTCGGGGCAGGCTGGAACAAGTACATGCCCTGGCCGTCCTTCAACTTGCGCACCGCACCGAGAGAGGCGCGGTTCATCTGCCACGCGCCACCGAGGCGCACATAAGCCCCATCGACGGAGTGCGCGAGGTCGATCAGGTTGTCAGCGGTGAACGCGCCCGATACGCCGGTGCCACCCGTGACGCCCGAGCCCGCAGCCGTGACCAGCCCGTTA